GAGGCGCTTGAGAATCGACGTGACGTTCTGGTTGCCCAAGTCAGCGTGGTTTGTGTAGTACTGCATCCGGTACATTGAGGTGTAATCTTGGTAGGTGCCGTACTTGCCGATGTAACCGTTCTTGCCAATCAGCAGATCACCGTTGCGCTTAGACAACAGCGCCGTTGGCTCAATTGAGTCCCAAGTCGTCACCCGAAACGCGCCGTCTTGCAACTGTGTGCGGGTGTCAAAGCAGTACACCTCTTTGACCGAAGGCAGCGTCAGCAGGTAGAACGCCTCTTTTTCAGAGTACACCGACTTGATGTTGGTCAAGGTCTCGCCCGCCACGACGCCCATCAAGTCGTTGCGCACGTTCTTGGACAGGTCGCCCAGGGGCGCTGACTTCTCAATGATCGTGCGGGCAAAGCTGCGCACGCCAGAGTTGGACAGGAACAGCACGTCCTTGCCCGTGGACTGGACAGAATCACGGGCGATGCAGCCAATGCCCCCCACCGTGTCGGATAGCGACATGGTGGAAGGTGTAGTCGCGTTGGCGTACACCAGAATCTGGCGCTTGCCAAAGATGATCAAGAAGCCGTTGTGTGCGGCCAAGCCCTGCACCTCGTCAGAGCCACCCGGCCACACCCGGTCCACGTTCAGCGAGCCAGATGTGCCTGTGCTCCAAACGTGCCCGGCCAACAGGTCAGAGAAGTACACCACGTTCTTGACCGTGGCCGTGTTCGCCACCCACAGCCGACCAAACGCGGCCAGCACGATGTCGCCAGACGGCACAGTGCCGACGTACCCTGTTTTCTCGCTGACGCGGCGGTAGGTCGTCGTGCTGACGGTGGGATCGTAGATCAGCGGGTCGTGGCCCGTCTGGAAGAAGTAAGTGATGCTGTTGAGCGAGGCACAAGACCAGTTGCTGGCGCTGATCGTTGGCGCAGTACCCCCACCCCCGTAGGTCAGCTCGACCACGGCGTTGGAGCCATCCAGCTTGAACAACTTGTTGTTGCCTGCGAACAACACGGTCAGCGTGCCGTCCGACTGCACCAATTCGTGAATGACGCCCACATTGTTCGCGCCCAGGTTGCCTGACGAGGCGTTCACCCGTGACCAGCCTTTGCGCGAGCCAATGCGGCCATACTGGTCGATGATGCAGTTGGTGGCGGTCAGCGCAAAGCCCGACGCCAAGTCCAGAGGCGAGTCTTGCGTGTTCAGGCCAAAAAAGCCTGGTGCTGCAACGGCGGCGGTCTGGATTGACTGGCTCATATGGCGACAAACTCTTGCTGCTCTGGAAAGCGTGTGCCCTCCAAAGCGATGTAATCGGCCAGCATACCCCGGTAGAGTTGGTACGCCTCGGAGCTGCTCAAGCCGCCGTCCTCGCCGCGCTCGACCAGAGCACGGGCGTAGGCGTTTTGCACCACCAGCACGTCAGGCACCAGCACCGATGTGCTGTCGGAGGCTAACGGAGCCTGGGGCACGGTCAGGGCGAAAGAGAGGTTGTAGACGCCATCAGGGCGCGGGTACAGCGTCACCTTGGCATCGCCGCTGCCGTCAACGCCGTCAAAAACAAATTCTGTTGGGCTGCCCGTGCCCACCGGGATAAAACTTTGGAGACGGTTCATCTCCACCGAGCCGATGTTGCGCAGGCCGTAGTTGCCGCTGATGCTGATCGCGTCTATCACCTGGAACTTCTGGCCAGCACCAGTCAGGGCGTAACTGTAAACGCCTGGCGTTGTGGTGACAGTGGCTGTTTGGCCGAGCACGTTCCATCCGTAGGCGTCCTCAATCTGACGCTTGGCGTCGTTGACAAAGCGTCCGATCAGGGTGGAGTAGGCTGTCTCGCTGCTGGTGGAGACTTGGGTCTCACGCAGCCGGATCAGCACGTCATTGATGAGTTGGATGTAGGTCATTGGCGTGTCAATCCTATTTCTTCAAAAGTAGCAATCACCGCAAACGAGCTGGCTGCCTCTGGCGTGACGCGCAACTGGTCGCCTTCTTCAAAGACAATATAGGCGTTGCTAAACTGGGTGTACGACTTGCTGGTGTAGGTCACCGCAGTCAGGATGTCGATACTGGTGCCTGCGCTTGCGTCGTACCATTGCGCCGTGATGTGCTTGCTGTTACCCCCGGTGTTGTGGACGTACAGCAAATTGAACCGCGCGTAATAACCCGTCGGCACGGTGTAGACCGTGCTGGTAGCCCCAGCGGTGGGATTGACGCCGACAGATACTGGTCTCATTTCTTTTTCGCCTTACCAGCTTGCGACAGCGCAATGGCGACTGCCTGCTTTTGCGACTTTACCACAGGGCCGCCCTTGCCCGAGTGCAGGCCACCAGCCTTGTACTCGCGCATGACCTTGCTGATTTTCTTTTCAGCCTTGGTTTTCATTTCTTCTTCCGCTTGTTCTTTGCAGTGCGCTCACCGCGCTTGGGCATTGGCTTCTTGTCGTACATGATTTACTCCTCAACGGTTTCGATCAATTTGCGGGGTCGGCCTACGCGCTTGGCTGGCTCAACCTCAACGGGTTCTGCAATCTCTGGCTCATCAACTAAGACGTAGCCGCTATGACCCTTCATTGAGTCAATGTCGTGCTGCGCTGTGAACGTCACCGTGTTGCCACTTTGCAAACAACGATATGTAGCCATCATTTTCTTTCAGTAGAAAGGGGGCAAGGGAAAACCCTCACCCCCTTTTAGTTTAGGCTGGAACAGCCAATGCGAACAACGCGCTGGAGCGTGCAGCGCCAACAGTTGCAGCGTTACGCAAGCCACCAACACCATACAGCGTGTCGCTGGTGAACAGTGTAGACAAGTGCTCTTGCTTGTACTGAACCTGCGAACGAACAGCCAACTGCTCAACCAGCACCATCGAGTCACGGTGGCCCATCAAGCAAACACGCGCGCCAGCAGAGCCGGAGGTTGTATCGACGTTGGAGCTAACGAACACGGGAATGCCGTACAAGTTGCCGATTTCGCCAGTGCGGATCGCATCGCCGTTGCCAATAAACGCTTGCTCGGTGTAACGGGCCAGGCCCATCAGAGTATTGCGGCTAGAGGGTGGGATGACGAAGAAGCGCTGGTCCATCGACGTGTCGTTGTCGTCCAAGCGCTGGATGGTGCGACGGATGGCCGCGTCAGTCAGTGCTGTCTGGTTGTTGCTGCCAGCAACGTAGGCCGTAGTGCCGTCGCCGCCAATGAAGGCGTTGGCGTACACGTTCGTGCCTGCGCCGCCGTTAGACGAACGACCCAATTGAATGAGGTCGGTATCCACAGCACGGGCCAAGGCGTAGCCAGCGTCAGCAGTGTAGAACTGGCGCATAGACGACAGAGCTTGCACTTCAGTGATGTCTTCAATGAAACGGCTGTATTCAAAATGGCGGTTGATGCTCACTTGAACTTCGGTCTCGGTGTCGGCGATCACGGTGACGGCTGTTTGAGCAACCTTCAGTGACGCTGTACCGCGAGTAGGTGCAGGGATGTGCACCATGTCGCCTTTTTTGCCCTTGAAGTTCATCTTCATGACCAGATTGGCCATGACGAGGTTCTTCTTATAGGCAGCGATGATTTCATCACTCCAGATTTCTGGGATGAACACGTTTGCGGTGGTGTTCGTTACCGCAGGGGTTGGATATGGCATAGTAAATTCTCCAAAATTAAAAAGTTAGGTCACTTGACCCGGCCTTCTGCGTACGCTGTGAGTATCTCATCGTTCAGCGATTCGTAGCGGGCTGGATCTGTCATTTTGAGCCGAATCAGGTCTGCCCTGCGATAGACTCGCTTGGAACTTTCACCGCTTCCACCAACATCAACTTGCGCAGCTTTCATGCTTTTGGTGCGCGAGGCACTGTCAGCAGTGGAGGCTTGTTTGGCTTTTACGCCGCGCAACTCTTTGTAGGTGGACAGCAGTTCATTGGCCGAATCATAGTCAAACTCACCATCTGCTTTTGCGTAGAGGCCCAAACGCACAGGTGAAGATTTCACCCAGTTTTGGAACTCAGAATCGTTGACCACTTGGGAGTAGTCAGGGTGATCCTGCGCCAGCTTTTGCTGAATCTGCATCCTTTTGAAATCTTGACCCGCTTGGCGGGCTGCGACAACATCGGGATGTCTATCAATGGTCGATTGAACTGCCTTTTGTGGGTTCTCAAAGAAATCCACCTCCGGCTCGTCTTGTGTCTGCTGTTGTTTAGAACTGAGGTTCTGCTTGAGCAACTCGTCAGCCAACTTTCGGACTTCGCCGACCTCTTGGGCCTGCTTGCCAATCAGCTTTTCAGCCTCTTGGTGCATCCGCACGACTTCTTCCAAACTTTTGGCCCTGTATTTCTCAGGAAGTTCTGAAATCTTGGCTTCTTCAATTTCGAGTTCGCCTAGCGACTCTGGTTCGTTATCAATCAACATACTGTTTCCTGCCTTTTAGGTTGTAGGAGAATCAACTCGGCGATATTGCTTATGAGTTGGCTTTGCGCTCTGCGGCTAACTTGTCGCGGTGCTTTTGGTCAAATTTCAGCCATGACGACGGAAAACTGCCCGACCACCCCTCCAAGTTAAACGCAGGTGCGCTCATGACACGGTGGGCTGCGCCCCCGCATCCGCACGGTACTTGGGAGGTCTCATAAACCACCAAAGCCTCCGTGCGCTGCCCGCAATCGCAGGCAAATTCAAACATTCTTCTCATTCAAGTCCTCGTATGCTCGTTCGCTGACCCCTTTCAGGGTTTTTAGCCAAACCAAGATCGAAATCTCGCCTTTGCGAAATTGTAGACTTTTTTCATCCGCAATGGTAGAGACGTTATTCATCGCCTCCAGCATGAGGTCAACGTCTTCCATTAAGTCAAACCAGCCTCGACGGGAAAACAGATCAAATCGGTCTTCGTAGTATTTTTGCAGTTCGGGCGTCATGAAGTTACTCGGGTTGGGTTATGCCAAAACGGCCAGGGCTTGGTTGGTGTGCAAAATGCGATCATTTAGCCCTATTGTCCCACCGTTAATTTTTTTGGTCAGCGCAAGATTATTTCCAGACTCAGCCAAATCGTTTAGTTTTTGCGTTTCCCAGAAAAATCCAGCGGTCAGTGCGGCGTACTGAGGTGTAGCCACCAAGTCGGGTTCCATGATGAAGTCCACCCCCAGGGCTTTGCCAGCGTGGAAGTAGTTGGCCGATCCAGTGAGCTGAACGCAGCCGCGTCCACGGAAACGATAGCCGTCGCCAGACGCCTCGTCACGGTTGCCCATGCGGTTGGCATAGACTGAGTTGGCAATCTTCTTGGGGTTGCGCTCAAACTGCTTGGCAAACTCCAGCGTGGGGAAGCGCCGGGGCCAGAGCTTCATCAGCGTCTCAGCCCGGTAGTTTAGGTTCTCCTCCAGCAGACGGAAGTTGCCACACTCATGGCCGCACTGCCCAATGAAGGCTGCTTGCTGGCGCGGCGTCAAAATATTGAACCGATCAAAGGTCTCGTTTAGCGGGGCAACCCACTTGGGGTCAATGTGCAGTTGCATCAGTTGTTCAGCGTTGAGCATTGATCGTCTCCCTCACTTCTTCGTAGGCTGTGATGCAGGCGTTGAGCTGGTTGATCGCCCGATCCCCGTCGGCTGCTATGGCGGCAATCAGTTGGAGGGTTTCGCGCTCGGACTCACTGGGGCCAGAATCTGCGTCAGGCGCTGCGTCAGGTTTGCTTCGCGCTTGGTTGATATCTCCAACGGCAATGGCGGCACTTGGGCTGGCTTGTGGACAACTGGCGGTGGGGAGGCGCACCCTACCAGCACGAATGGCAGCATTAAGATCAGTTTGCTTTTTGTTGACAACATTGTTGGCCTTTCTGAGTTCGGCGTCTTTGGTGGCTAAAACGGCGGTCATTGCCTGTTCTTTGGCGCGGGCTTCTTCGTTCTTGCGAGCGATCTCAATCTGCGTCTCAGTGTCCCGGTCATCCCAGCCGTTGCTGTAACCGTACTTGTAGAACCCGCCCACTGCAAGCAGCGCGGCGAGCGCAATCGCTGGGTATAGGGTCATCGGGTTCATTCTTCTTCCTTACGGGCTGCGGCGATCTCGGCGCGGTACTCGTCATCTTCAATGTGATCTGGCGGCGTGGTGGGCGGTGGGCCTGGAGTCCAGCTTTCGTCCAACGCCGGGTTCTTCCAGACAGGCATGGCGCCAAATGGCTGGCTTGGCAGGCCATACGCCGATTGTGGCGTGTGGTTGTAGCCACCCATCATGGGCTGGCACATCGGCTGCTGCGGAGGCTGTGGCCCAAATGACCTGGCCGCTGTTGATACAGCACGCTTGCCGATCACACCGCCAATGCCCCCTACGATCAGCAGCACAATGTCGTTGAGCATCTTGGTGTAAGCCTGGTCGATGGGGGCCATCGACTTGATAGGCTGCGTCACAAAGGTCACCGAGTACAGAATCGCCGTTACGATGCCGAACAGGATGATGGTCACCGCCACCACTACGAAAGCCCAAATCCGAACCTCCAGCAGGGTTACAGCTTCTTCAGCGGATAGGTTTTGGCTCGGCGGCTGGTTTGCTTTGCTCAATTTGCTTCTCCAAGATTGGGGCAACAAGGTATTCAGGGCATGTCTGCGTGAACTGGCAACGCGGCTTTTGGCACTGCGCGGCGTAGAAATTGTCGGGGTTCTGGCATTTGTACCTGTATTGCTCCTCGCACCCCGCCAGCAACATCAAAGGCAGTATTAGTTTCCACATTTGAACTCCCGGCAATACAGCAAAATTTCGACGCCAATCCAGATCATCACGGCCAAGACAATAGCGGCCAACGTGAGCGCGGTCCACAGTTCCAGATCTTCTGCCCGCTTCTTGCGGGCCTGAACGGCAGCGTCGGCTGCACGGCGTTTTGCCGCCTTCTCATCCGCATCCATCTGGGCGCGTCGCTTGACGATTTTCTCCCAAACATCCATGTTATTGGGAAAGAACAAACCCTTGACCTGTTCTTCAAACTGCCTGGCGCTCTCAATTGCCAATTCAA